AGATTAATTTTTCTGGATCTACCCCCATCTTTCTAGCCCAGTCTTCTGAGTATGACATCTCTGAGTCAATCCAAGCACACAATTTACCTTCGGCTTGTGCAAGGGCAATCATCTGAAGACACATAGAGGACTTGGCAGAAGACTTGCTTCCCCAAATCAAAACCTGTCTGCCATACGGCAAGCCTCCGCCCAGGGCTTTGTTCAGTCCAAAACTAGGGGTAGGCTGATACTCAAAGTTTACGCCAATACCACTGCCAAGTTTCTTTCTTAACTTTGGGTCTAACTGTGCTAATGCTTCTTCGATACTAACTGACATGTACATCCTCCAATGTTATAGTTCCGTCTTTTGTTTTTCCAAAATCAAATTTATAATACTTTCCTTCTTCAATATGCATGTATGCTTTTGCAAACGATGTTGGAAATACTGTTATTGAGTGCAAATCTCTTTTTGTATCTGCTAAAGTTAGTGATGCCATCTTCTTTCCTGCCTTGGTGACTCTGGGCTTAAAAGAAACAACAAACATCTCATCATCTTTGTATGGTAACTGTTTATATCCTAAAAATTTAACCAGTGCATGTGAAGAACTTTTTATCTCGTCAGACGGTATGAAAGATACAATCCTATTATCATTACAAAGCACCAAGTAAGAACGACCCGTCTCAATAGCGGTATTTTCATCATCAAATATACCGACAGACCCAGTCTTGTCCAAAATTTCAACTCGTGACCATCCTGTTCCCCTTTTAATAGATTTTACCATACCCATAAAAATGTATGAGCCTTTTTCTTCAAAGTCAACAATGTCCTGAATAAAAGCGTAATAATGAGAAGGTATAGTAATATTGAACTCTGGAAGATTTAAATATTCATATAAGTTTTCTTTAATCTCTTGATCATTTCTAGGGTTATCTGGAAATGTTGCTGCACCAATTACACGAAGTGCCTGAAGTGCACGAGAGTTTACTCCATTGCCCTTTGTGAATGTAAACTCTTCAAGTTCTTTGTAAGACTTAAAAGGTCGTGCCGATATATATCGTTCTGCAATCTTATCAGAGATAAACTTGATCGCCGAGAGTCCAAACCGAATACCCTTACCCTCAATCTTAAAATCAATATCCGAATCGTTAATGTGAGGTAGTTTAATGCTAATCCCCATTCTTTTCGCTTCAATAAGATATTCAGTTCGTGCATCTTTATCCTTTTCATTCTTTAGAAGTGCAAACATAAACTCTAGTGGATAATAATACTTTAGCCATGCTGTCCAGTATGATAGTGTGGAGTATGCTACGGCGTGAGACTTGTTAAATGAGTACCCTGCGTGAGCCTCAAAGTCATGCCATAAGTCACGAGCATTGTTTGGGCTAATAAAACGAGAAGCACCCTCTATAAACTTATCCTTAAATATGTCAAACTCTTTAGCATCTTTTTTCTTTCCAATAATCTTACGAACCTTGTCAGCCTCAGACATAGACATACCGCCAAGGTGTACGCAAGCCTGCATAACCTGCTCTTGGTAAAGAATGCAACCATAGGTTTCTTCTGTAAATTCTTTTACAACTTGATGAATATAGGATATATTCTGACGACCATGTTTACGATCAACATAATCTTTTCCAATTGTATTCATTGCGCCTGGACGAACAAGAGCATTTGAGGCAGCAAGTTCTGCTAGATTTTTTACACCCATCTTAATTAGTAGGTTTGTGTATGGTGCTGCTTCACACTGGAACACGCCCTTTGTATATCCATCTGACAGCATTTGATAGACATTTTTATCATCCATATCTATTTTAAGAAGGTCAATCTTTTTGCCGTCACGCTCTTTAATTATGTTAATAGTGTCTTTTAGAACAGACAAAGTCTTTAGTCCTAATGCATCTATTTTAATAAGGCCAACCTTTTCAGCCTCTTCCATATCAATACCGACAACTGGTATGCGATCATCAGATCCAGGAGAAGAACGAGTCTCCAAAGGCGCATACCTAAAAATTGGATCCTTACTAGTAACAACACCAGCAGCATGAATACCAGTTCCCCTAATACGACCACGAAGTTGTTCACCATATTCTTCTACCTCTGGATATTTTTCACGAAACTCTAATGTTGATTTTGATGTACAGTAGTCGTCCCACGAATCTACTGTCTTTAGAACCTTGTTTACATCTGACAAAGGAATATTCAGAACTCTGGCAACGTCTCTAACAATTCCCTTGCCAGTAAACTGAAGGAATGTTGCAATAGATGCTACATGTCGGTACTGTCTTACAAGATAGTCTTTAACCTCTTCACGCCTAGTATCCTGAATATCTGTGTCAATATCTGGAAAGTCATTACGGTCTGGGTTAATAAATCGGAAAAACAATAGATTGTGCTGAATTGGATCTATATCTGTAATTCCAAGGGCATAGCAAACCAAGGACCCAGCAGATGACCCACGACCAGGTCCAACCAGAATCTCTTCTTTCTTTGCCCAGTTAATCATGTTGCTAACAACCAAGAAGTATGGAGCAAACTTTTTATCCTTGATAATTTCTAACTCTTCGTTAAGCCTGTCTATATACTGCTTGTTTTCAGACAACCCTCTTGCTGTCAAACCTTCCAATGAAATCTTTGCAAGTTCCTTATCTGGACTCTTATACTGAACTGGCAGCAAGTTCAAGCCTTCTTGAATTTCGTAATCTTCTACAGTATCTGCAAGCGATAGTGTGTTTGTGTATATATCTTCTCTATCAATACCCTGCGATTTCATGGCTGCCTTCATCTCTTCATAAGAAAGCAAATGAATATCAAACTTATTAAATGTTATCTCTCTATCTTTACCATAAAGCAAGTCTAGCCTGTCCATCATGTTAGAACACTTTGCCGACTTAGCATAAGAAACATCTTTAGAAAGTTTAGCATGGGTGTTCATAATTAGTTTAAATTCTTGAATTTCTTTTTGCCCTGGGTGAGAATGGTGGCAGTCTGGAGTAACAATAGCCTTAATGTTAAACTCATCTGCTAAATCCAAAAGGTATTTATTTATGTGGGCTTCGTTGTGTGGCATAACCTCAATATAATAATCACTGCCGAAGTTATCTTTAAACCAACTAATATACTTCTTAGCGAGTGCAAATTCTTCTTCTTCTAAAGCCTTTACTAGCACACTGCTTGGGCAGGCAGAAGAAACAATAATTCCTTCTTTATATTTTTCTAATATCTTAAAATCAAACCTAGGTTTTTTAAAGAAACCATCGGTCCATGCTATTTCGCTTATCTTGTTTAGATTTTCTAAACCAATTTTATTCTTGGCTAGAAGGATAATGTGATTATAGACAAGATCTTGCTGACCTTCTCTTTCATTCTTATCACGCTTATCGGATATATCAGAACACATATATCCTTCTAGCCCAAGAATAGGCTTAATGCCCTTTGCTTTTGCAACTCGGTACAGTTCCCGATGCCCAGACAATGTTCCGTGATCTGTGATAGCCAATGCTGGCATACCAAGTTCAACTGCTCGGTCTACTAATTCTTCTGGAGTAGCAATCCCGTCAAAAAGACTAAAGTGGGTATGGACATGTAGGCCTACGTAGTTCATCTTACCAATCAGTGTTGGTAGACGAAGTTACTGACGGACCATCAAAGCCCAAGTAGAACGCTTCTTGTTCTGCGTAAGGAACCTTCTTAAGCGCTGACTCCAAAGGATATGGTTCGATACCCTTCCAGTCAAATGGCTCCTTGTCTGGTGCTGATGGAATAAGTGTATAGTTTGTTTCAGTTCCCTGGCCATTACGCTTCAACTTCCAAACTACATTTGAGATGCTTCCTGTTTCTAGGGCATACTCACGAATTGTATTAAATGATGATTGCTTGCTGATACCCATTGACCAGATAGCAACATATGGTGCCTCAATGCCGTCGTCGACTAGGACATTGCAATAAAAGCGAAGACGGCCACGCCATCCAGCCTTTGGATCTTTACGGTGCATTTCTTCAGCCCAGTCACGGCCTTCTGATTCCATAGTATCTACAGCACGACGCTTATAGTCTTTTGGATTAACATGTTCTTTGACAACAAGAGCAAGTCCACGGCTATCGCTATAGTTAGCAGAGTCCTCGTCTAGTTCTTCAATGAAACGGATTTTTACTGACTGACCATCAGCAAGTTTTAGCCACTTGATCTTTGGTCCGTCGTTTTCATATTTTGGCTTATCGAGCAGGGCATTGATATTTTTTAGTCCCTTAATAACGCTCATAGTTTTCTCCTTTGTGTGTTTGTATTAGTTTAGCATAGACTCTATAGATTTGTCAAATGAAAAGTCTAAATCTTTTATTTCATTATCAGTCATATCGCCTATATCTTTATATTGTTTATTTAGTTTAACTATAGAAACACGAGATCCAAGTTTTTCAATTATCCTGTCTTTCATGTTTCCACCTGCCTCATCATTATCAGCAATAACAATAATGTTATTGAAATACTTTTGAAGCAATTCTATTTGTTTGCTAGAGACATTTGCGCCAAGTGTTGCCACTGCAGGCATTCCTAATTGATCTAGCCTGATAGCATCAAATGATGACTCCACAACATATACTCTATCAGATTTCTTTACACGATGCAAGTTAAAAAGGGTTTTGCTTTTTGGCAAGCCTGGAGTATTTTTAAAATCTTTACCTTCAACTGATCTACCAACAAATCCCAAGGGGATTCCTTCTGGGCTATGTACTGGAACAGTAACCATGTCTTGTTTATCGGAATAGCCCAACGAGAACTTAGAAAATGATGGAGGATATATTTTTCTATATGAAAAATAGTTTTTTGGTCTTTCAGAAGCAACAAGGTTGTTGTGTAATCTTTTAATAATTAGTTCATCAAAAGGCTTATACTTTTCTTCTTCAACTAATGCACGATCAATATCTATAGCAAGATTACTCTGCTTTTCTTTGCTCTTGATAAACCTGGCAGCCTCAAAATACGATCTTCCAGATGTATGCATTACAAGTTCTGTTAGGTCTGCCGATTTTTGGCATGAGAAACAAAAAAACATTCCGCTATTTTTTTGGACTTCTCCTGCTGGGGTTCTGTGATTATTGTGAAAAGGACAAAATATTATAAAGTCTGCATCTAATTCTGATTCAACCGTTACGCCTGATCCCGTAAGGACTCTTTTGACTTGCTCTGCTGTATATTGATTGGATTGGTTCCGTCTACCCCTGCTATCCATTCGCTCTTCCTTTTCCCTGCGTAAACTCCGTGTATAGATAATTCAAACTCAAAAAACCCTTTTATCTCATTATACCTTATTGTGAAGTCTGGGTCAATATCAAATCTTGGAACATATCCACTCAGCCTCATTTCTGATACTAGCAATCTTATATATTCTATTTTTAGTCTTCCTATTAAAGCCTCGTCCTGAATAACCCCATCAATATAAAACTTCCTCAAAGACTTATGGTGATAAAAGTCTGGCGGTATGTTTTCCTTGTTTTTTGGCATACCATATTATACCTACTTATCTTCAAAATCTTTGTACCTATAATAGCCTTTGTCAAAATCACATTGAACTAGGAAATCTCCCATAAAGCCATTTCTATTCTTTCTAAAAGCACACTCAATAATATCACTGTTTGTACCTCGCCCAAGGGCTAAGACCCAGTCAGCATCATATGCAATCTGCCTAGACCACGCTGTTTGACCCAATGTTGGGACTGTAGACAAATCGTTTACATCGTCAGGTGTAGCAGAGGAAATGGCAATAATAGGAACCTCTTCGCCAATAGCCATGAGTTTGAGTTCTCTTGAAAGGTTCTTCATTCGTACCGTTTCATTATCTGACTTCTGATTGGGAGCCATCAACTGAAGGTAGTCAACGATTACAAAGTCTGGCTTATACTGATCGATCTTTCCACGAAGGACTGATGGATTAATTTCTCCACCCTGATCGTTTGAGATAATGTGAAACTCTGGCTTACCCTGTAGATTTTTGGCATGCCAATCTTTAAGCATTTCTAACTCTACTTCTCCATTACTTAACTTTCGGTGTGACCAACGACCTTCACCCATAATGGTAAAGACACGATTACGCACTTCTGTTTCGCTCATCTCAAGACTTATGACTAGTGGGCTACGACCCTGTTTCCAGGCCTGTACAGCGAAATAGAGAGCCAACCACGACTTTCCGATACCTGGATATGCCAAGAAGACTCCCAACTGCCCTGGCATGATTCCAGAGGGTAGGTAGTTATCAAATCCTGGCAGGCCAGTCTTGATGCCAATATGACCTAGTGCTTGTTGCTTCTTTACATTTTCAAAGTAGGCAATCGCAGATTCTAGGTCAGTAACATCAATATCACGAATAGCAGCAGTGTTCTTTTTTAACTCTGAGGTCTGTGTTATTAGATTTTCTAAAGCCTTGTTACCCTCACCCTGCTGAACATCACTAGCAGCAGATCTTAAAATATCTTTTAGGCTATCTCTTAAATATTCTCCCTGAAGTTCATCAAGATGGTGCTTGGTTGCACCCACCCCTGGAACTGGGTCAAAGTCTCTGAACTTTTCACTAACTAGGTCAACTGGCGGTAGCGATGAGTTGTTTTCAAAATAAAGCCTGATGAAGTTCCAAATATCTGCATGTGTTCTGAGAAGATTTTCTACATTGGCCTGAAGAAGAACATGTATTTGTTTATCTTGCAATACAGCAGTTATTAGTTTTGACTCTGTGCTATTCACTTAACCACTCCTTTGCCATTATCCTACGCTCTGCTCTTTCTGCATCGTCTCGCTCTTTATCTAATTTTATTTGAAGTATTTTTTCTGCGTTATATGCAAAGTAATTCCAAGAAGGGGAATGAGCAATGCTGAAATAATAATTTAATAAATCATAACAACCGATCATTCCGTAAGATTCAATAAGTGCATCGGCAGCCCACTGCTCTACATTAAGATTAAGAGAAGGCTTCTGCTCGTATCGCTGTGTATACAACTTGCTGTAACGACTAAGCAAAGCCATTCGGTCTTTGCGGTCTGCCATTACTTTGCTTCTGCTTCAGTCTGTGCTTCTAAAATTTTTGCTGTAAGTTTATCTTCAACAAACTTATAAACACGCTCAAAAGCCTGATCTGTATTTTCGCCATCTCGCTTTGAGTCAGTTACGCCAAGGTCTAGCCTTAGTGATTGAAAGTTGCCTAGATTTAGAGTGTATCCTAGAGTTACGGACACCTTAGTTGGTTCATTTTCCATTGTTATACCCTTCGCTAAATAGACTCACTCCATACAGGAATGAATCGTCCATCTTCTGTTTTCGTATATGTAAGTATACCATCGCCCATTCTTCGTGTCAACTCAGCCTTGCTGGGCGTAATGTCATTTGTAATTAATCCATCTTTTCTTGGTCTACCAATATGGTATGTAGCCAGTATATCACGAATCTCTTTTACTTGCGACTCAGAGTAATATGATCTAACACGAAAGCCCCTTGCTCCACCCTTTTGAGATCCTTTTGGAAATGGAATAATTCCTCTACGCATAAGAGACGGCATATATTTTTTATGACGATTAACTAGATTAGCAGTCTCTCCAACTGTGTATGCTCGTTCTCTATTTTTTTTAAAATCATTAATTAAACAACTTTCAATCCTGTCTTTATTAATATTATAAACAGACATGATTCCGTTAGATTTGTTTAAATGATGGATTCTAACAAGATCACCATTTAGAAACCAAACCTTTTTATTCCCTGGTATTACAGGGAGGACATTGTAGCCTTCGCTCTCAATTGTTCCCTTTTTAATAGCCATATGCCCTCCTGTGAATTACTAGGTGGATGAAAAAATGTTCTTGACCCACAAGACATGCAATACATCTCAAGATTATTAATTTGTGAGTATTGTCTGTCGACAAACATTCTTCCTTTGCATCTTTTACAAAAAATCATTAATTAGGAATTCCAACTACTATTAGGTTGATTCCAACCGATGTGTCTCCACCAACATTAAATTTTACAGTTCCTTCAATTTTAGAAGTAGAGATGCTTAGTATTGTTACTGTAACATCTTTTCCAGCATCTGTATTACCTACGTTTACTGGGGTTGCGGTAACTATTGGTGGAAACTTAAACTCACTTGGCAGGCTATAAGAAAAAGATTGGGTCGATCCTGCTGTTTGGGTAGATCCAGATGTAACCTGAACATAGCCACCGATAATTCTTGCCTCAGATGTTTTTACGCTTTGCTTTCCTGAATTTGGTGTGTCTACAGTTACATATTTATATATTGATGTAGACGCCTGTGCAGAAAGATCATTAACAGCCTTAACTATCTGATAAAGATATGTTACGTCTAAAGGCTGCCCTCTTTCGGGTAAAGGTAAGATTGCCATAATATAATTATACCAGACTGACTATCCCAGAATCATATATCTTTAAGTCCTCATTTATTACTGGGTTAATAGATGATGCTTGAACTACAACACGAACAGATGTAGTTCCTGTTTTTATAAATGAATAGTTTGAAGACCCTGTTGAAGCCACAAAGGTAGGTAAAGCAGAATCAAAACCTATAAAAACATCATAAAGTGTTTGTGCAGAAATTTCTCCAGCAGACCAATTTACCATAATAGTATTTCCGATAACATTTATATCTCCTATGCCTACCAAAACATCTCCAGACTGAGCAACGAATAACTGAGAGTATGCGGACTTTCTGTTCTTATCATCTGAAATTATTCTAAATCGTAAAACTACAGAATTGTCGCCCGTTACCCTTCCTAAAGAATCTTTTTTAATAACAACATTTTTTATTCCCTTATCTGGAGTGTTTGCCATAATTAAACATCCAAGACAAATCTAAATTCTATGTAATTTGTAGTGTTGGCTGACTTTATAATAGGCCTTGCTTGCACATTTTTAATTACAGAATATCCAGTTAGACCATACAGAGAGTTTGTAGATGTAGTATTTTCAACTCTTAAACCATCCAAACATACATAGAAAGAATCTGACGGCAAGTTATTTTTAGTAATAGAAACATAAATCTTTGCCACAGAAACATCGGACCAATTAAATCTTAAACTTTTATCAAGTTGCTGAAAAGTTTTGCTGACTACAACGTATCGGTTATTTGCAAAATCATGCTTATGTTCTGAGGTTCCTAAAGTATAGCCAACATGATCTACATCAACCATAAACTTTGCGTACTGAGTAGTTGAGTTTGGTCCAGTATGAGAAAACTCCAACAAAATTTTAACATTGTCTGGAATACTTTCTGCAGAGTTTGCCATTTTATTAACAACAGAAAATGCAAGCCTTAACTCATCCAGTGGGCTATTTTTTGTAAAGTCTACAGAAGTTTGATCCAATATAATATAATCTGATCCAGTTAATGGCACCATACTTCCTTGTGGATTATATGATAAAGAAGATGTATCTCCTCTCATTGCTACGATATTATTTAAGAATCTACATCTTTCGTTTCTGGCAACTCTATCAGACTGAGTAAAAATTGTGTTGTCGGCATTTGTAGAAAAAACCTTTGGTGTTTGATTTATGGATCCATTATTTTCACTACCGTCTAGAGGTCTATACTCTGAAGCAATTGCAGTCGGAGACTCTCCATCTATACTATATAGCCAATTGTCTGTGTCTGCAAAAGAATAAACAACTCTGCTATCAAACGATCCAGCGACTGGGTTTGATCCTGCAGAAAATATTCCAACTTCGGTAATCTCATACCTTTCCTCTGTTGGCAATTCTGCTGTTAATACTACTTTTGATAAACCGTTTTCATTTACAAATCCCCTAGAAATAATAGGGGCACGAAACATTTCAAAATCTAAAGACTCTTTATTTTTTAATATTGCCAACTGCTCAGTAGTAAAAGTATGATTAGAAGCAACTGGCTTTGCTCCACACCCTACGGCAATGTGGGACGCATATGATGGCGTCTGCCCGACAAGGTACTTTGCTAAAAGATTTTTTCCTATATTAGTTATCATTGGCTACTCCCATAGTATATTGTATCATCAAAAATGTTTCCAGCGGTGAGTATTTCAACCTCAACCTGTTCGTTTTCTTTCATATTAATAAGATTTATTACAAGGTCTCCAGTTATTGGGTCTATGTAAATTGACTTGCAGTTTGGAGTTTTTATCCACTTGGTTTTATCCTGCTCATTTGGATTCGTTGGTGGTGGGGAAATATCGTATCCAGTACCGCATATGGGAAGTCTGTCAAGTATAGACAAAGATAGTGACTTAAAGTAAGAGTCGGAGGATTGAAGCCTTAATACATTGTTTGGGTTATACTGTAAATATAGATCTGTTAAATTTTTAATTGGAGCGTATATTACTTTTTGACCATTTATCAAATCATGCCTAGAAATTGTTGCAAGTTCATACCCACCAATATCTTCAAATATTAAGTCTGTCATTATTTCTATTGACATGGTTTCGTCATTTGACAGTATAAGATCTGGCGTTGCAATCTTTACAGAGTCATCATCTTTTTTCTGGGATGGCTCTGGAATTGCTGCGACAGCAGAAAGATAAACAGGGTTTACTGATTTAATTGGACTTGACATTATACAACCTCACTTAAAAACAAAGTCATGGACGGACCATCAGAACTTCTAGAAAATTCAATATTATAAACAACAAACCTATTGTTTGGATTTGACGCCATACTTATATCATTTTCTTTATAATCTACACTAACAATATCGCCAAGTTGAATTGTTGGTATTGCAAATATCTGAACACCTAAAGACCTTCTTGGCTTTGTAATTTTTTCAACTAGCCATTTCATTAAATTGAATGCCTCATCCTGTGACTGAACATATGTTGTGTCTATTGCAAAATCTTTTTTGCCGTAAGTCATTCTGCTAAGTTTAATATCCTGATAGTCCTGCTTAAATTTATAAGGGTTTGATATTAATTGATCAGCAACAAACTGGGGATTTGAAACAAGACTATTTTTATTAAAGTATTCATCAACTGTTAAGTTGTTATCTGACTGTTGTGTAAATGTAATTCCTTGCATTCTTAAATAGTTTCCGCTTGTCTCATCTAAAGAAAGGGGTGCATCAGTTGTATTAAAAACCAAAAATTCTGCTCCATATGATCCTGCTCTAAAACCAGAAATTGCATATCCTTTCATTTTATTAAATGTAGGAGATATTTTTGCGCTTAATGCTGGATAGGCTTTATCATATTTAAAATTAAATGCTGCAAGTTCTCTCATTATACTTCCAAACTCCTCAAAATAAATATCATACTTAGGTGGCTCAGAAGACCCAACTCCAGTTAAATATGTATTTTGTATTAATCCGCTTATAGAGTATTTTCTAAATGATTCATTGACATCTAACTCCGAGTCTCCAAAAACAGAGTTGACTGGAGCACCTAAACGGAAAGATGTGTTTTGAGAATAGTTATTGCATAGAGCGTATACATTTTCAAACATTGCTCTTGAAGATCCTCTTGTAAATAGTGCAATATTTGAGTATACTGGAAGCGGATCTGTATCGTCTACAGTCTTTATCATAACGCCATTTAAATATAAATAGAACCTTCTTGTTGTTCCTATGTCTTCGTATTCTACGGCCAAGTCATATACCGTTGGATTTTCTTCAGCAAAACTTCTTGATTGTCCAGTAAATTTACCGTCGTCAACTGTGATCTCACCAAGACCGTCCCAAAGTTTTATTGGCACGGCTGCTCCATTATTAGATTTTATCTTATAAAAGAATACATTGCTAATTCCTTGCTTTTCTTTTTTAGACAAATTTCCTAATCCCAATGCTGCTATTTCAAAATAATAACCAACATTAGTCAATGGATTTAGCATTACCCCTATTCCAGCAGAGCCTCCATAAACATTTATATTTTTATCTGGCGTTGATCCATTAACAACAAAATATGTTGACGAGCCATTTGATGTCTGCCCTCTGTCCTGATTGTTTTCTATCTTACCGACAATTCTCATTCTTGTTCCAAAGTGCTTATACTTTTTATTTTCTAACGACTTATGAACATATGATATAAAATCCCTAGGCTTTTCTTTTGTAGTAAAGTTTGGACCAGTTAGAGATAGGGCAGAAGATTGTATTGATCCAGGCTGTTGCTGGGTCTGTGTAGTTATCTCTCCAGTTAGAGTTGTAGAAAGAAAGTTTTTTATAAGACCAGTTCTTGATGCTGTTCTTCCTATTGCATCGGCAGACGCACCAACATCTGTTGTCTTGCCTGCAGACCCCACCGTAGTTGCAGGAATTGGAGTTTTGCCATCGAACAAATACTCAGATTCCATATGGCAACCTTTTATATTTTCATCAGACTTCCAGTATTCAGAAATTCCAGCAGAGTGTGCAACAATAGTAGTTCCAAATTGTCCACGACCATGCTTGACCACAGGACCATTTTGAAGTTTTACAATCCCATTCTGTTCAAAGTATTTAGGCTCAGAATAAATTCTAATTAAACCTGTTGGATATATTTTGCCATTAAACGGAAGTTTTGAAAAATAGTTTTGATAGTCTTCAATAGATGTAATCCATACATTTCCAAAACCAGTAACATTGTGTTGTACTGCATCATATTTTATAATCTCGCCCTGGGAATAAAAATATCCGTTATATCTAGCAATCCAAAAAACTGCCTCGCCTAAATTAAATGTATTATTAATTACAACATTATTCTTTACTATTGGAACTTCTGCTGATAGGTCTGAGTTTAGAGGAATTGCAGTAAGCAAATAAGAAGACTGAGTTCCTATTTCATTATTTAGAGACTTGGTGTTTTCTGTTCCAGAAACTTCCCAAAGTAGTGCTGGCTTATAAACATAATACCTTTCTTCATCTAATAAACTTGCCTGCCTAATAGACCCTACAGATCTCTGAATGTGTCTTGGCGTATAATTTATAACCCCATCATTATATACAGAATTTGATTGTGCTGAAACTGAAATAATGTTGGCAATTTTTGCGTTTGGCAATGTCTTATTGTTTATTGCTTCTTGCTGAAACAGGTCATTCGTTCCTTTAAGTTGAAAAACTGTTGGCCTCTGTTCTACAGTTGGCATTATATAATTTTTGCTCATCATAACAAAGTTGTTATATTCATCAAAAAACATTGCTGTCTGAGTTGATACAGCCAAGTCTTCCAACACCTCTGCAACACTTCTATCTGGAGCAATAAAAAAATATGGAATTATTAATTCTTTTTCATTTTGAACTCTTTTAAAAGTGTAATTAGAAAAACCAATATAGTCTAGCAATAAAGAAACTGCAGAACTAAGGGATACCTCTGTCATTAAAATTTGTGGAGCAGTTATTGATTCTAAATACCAATACATGTCTCTTAATGAAATAAAAACTGCTTTATTCATTATATCTGATTTTGGAAATGAGTCAGAATATAAAGTTTTAATTGGAACCCAATAATCCCACCCATCAACATCCACTATGACCTCATAGAACTTAAACTGTATGTGCCTGTCAATATATTTGCTTATAATACTTGCAGAATTATTCTCATTAAAAGCCTGATCATAATCAAATATATTTATCGATCCATTTGAAGCAACTAGTTGTCCGACTGGCAATCCACTTACACCAAGGTCGGAGGCACTTTTGTTTATTGAATAATCCAAGGTTTTATCAGATATGTTCATAACAAGTCTTGGAGATATTTCAATTAGGTCGAATGTAGAATCTTTGACATTCATTGTGTCTACAACAATTCTTACGCCAGAAATATATTCAAACTCTCTATATTGTATTTTTCCATCTAGAGATCTAACAAACTTGCTTGGATCTGTTGCGTCTACAACAAAATTAGTTAGCCTATCTACAGTTTCATCTTGAACATACCAGCCATACTTTGGTCTAATAACTGTATAGTCTTGTCCATTCCAAATATGATATTCTCCTATATCATTTTCGTTTTCTTTAATTAAGTATGCATAGCCAACTACAGACTCTTTTGGCAAAAATAGTTCAGTTGGATATGTTTCTGCAAATACAAAATTTGCCCTCCACTCTTCTGGAACAATTAGCCCATAGGCAACCTCAACATACCCGTCGCTTTTAATAATTGAAGAACCGTCTCTTCTTCTTTTTGATGGATCAAAAGATATAATGTCTTGCCAATTATTATCTTTTAAAACTTGAATTTTCCATTTGCTAGGAGTTTTTTGGTTTAACTCTCCAAAAAATGGATCAGCAAAAGATCCCGTAGAAGACGAAAAAGGTCCTAAGTTTTCTGTTCCAGTATGCGTTTGCATTTTAACAACAACTCTATTGGCAGGTATTTTTTCTTTATAAACTACAAAAGGACAGGCATCTTCGATATCGTACTGAGATCCACGAACCTTAGATGCAATACCATATTCAGAAAGTGTGTCAATTGTTCCTAGTTTTTGTTTACCATCTTTATCTAAAAATACTTGAGAAGAGCCATAGGAAACAGAAGCATCGTTGTAAGTATATTTATATGTTACCTCTGACCTATACGATGTCCAGTATTTAAATATATCGTTTTTGTCTGGCATGTAATATCTAGGTCTGTCTGCCATAAACAAATTGGGATGATGGAGTTTTCCATTCTCAAAAAACACTGCCTTATTTATTCCAGATCTTGGTCTAAATTGTCCGAAGCAGTCTTCTAACGAATACAGGGTTTGTAGTTTTTCTTTTTTAGTTAAAAATGCAGTAGGAGTATCATTATTGTCAAAAGTTCCATCAATTACAACATCTGAATCAGTTGCCCCAGTATAAAAATTACCAGCATCATTAATGTCAAAACTTGTTGGCAAAGAAGAATACACTGTCGATGTTTGTGTTGGCCTATATCTATAGTTACCAATATGCTTTATATTGGTTGGTACATTCATGTTCCATTCTGCAGTAATTACTGACTTGTTTCTAACAGTAGGAGATGTCTCCAAAAATTTCTGCAGGTCTTTGTCTTCAAACATTATACCTCTTCCAGTGTTACAGAAACATTCCAGTAATCAAACTTGGTTCCTCTTTTTTCAACTGAATATGAAAAATCACTTATGAACATTTCGATTAACTGGTTATACTGTCTAAGATGATCGTATGGCTCTGGGGTTCCCTTAAAAATACCTTTTCTATCATATGCCAAGAAAACCCAAAAAGATCCCTTGTGTGAGTCATACCATTCAAGCATATCTGCTCCGCCTGCGCCACCATCTGTTGTATATGACTTATGCGGAGACAATCCAGTTGCAGGATCAAAATTTGGAAAGTTTTCGTGTGATCTAGATGGAATCATATCCCAATTAACACTTACTGTAGTCTTGTCTGCAATATGATAGGACCTCATTCGACCATTGATCATTCGTTCACGCTTTTCAATGCGCTCTGTTTTAATATCGATAGGCTGTCTATTATCATCAGTTAAAAATAAAAACTGATCAATAAGGGATTCATCCTCTATACTTTCTGGATCAGTACCAACCTCAAAGCCAATCGGAACATATATTTTTTTCTTTGGTGTTGTTATACTTGCAGGATCTTCCACAAGCGTTCCAGAATTTTCAGACCAAAGCATACCGCTTGGCCTACTGTATTTTTTACGACCATTAACATATAATAGCCTTGGGTCTAAATCACCTTCTGCCACTTATAGCCACCCCCCTTATCCTTCTATCATCAACCTGTTTAATTGTTGCCATGACTGCTTGTGCAATTTCATTTGGATTTGCGTCAGTCTTAGCGTTTACTGTTAATGTATATGTATTATTATACACTGATCCGCCAACTGCCTCGCCCTTATTTATTTGCTTCATTGTGTCTAATCCATACGAATCAACAGCATACTTACTCATAATAAATTCTCCTGGAGTTAGCATTGCTGGAACTGTATCTGTCCCCCTGGCAAATCCACCCATCGCAAACCTCATTGGATTAATTAGACCACCCTTTGCTAAAGCCTGCATAAAGCCTCCACCGCCACCACCAGATCCTGCTGCAGCACCAGAACCAGTAGGAAGTTTTACAGTAGTTCCAGACCATATCATATTTCCATTCTTATATTTTGGATCATTAGTAAATTTTGGATTTAGGGCCAATAGTTGTTTTAATGATATATTGTTATCTGCTGCAATTTCTGACAATGTGTCGCCAGGCTGAACAACATATTTTGTTGTGCCAGTGTTTGTGTTTGTTTTTGTGTTAGTGTCAGTGGCTGGAACTATTTCTTCTTTTATAGTTCCTTGTTTTACGCAATCATTTCCCACTAAATTATATCCTTCAGGACATACTGTTTTTGTTGCTCCCTCTTTTACGCAATTGTTTCCAACTAACTTATGTCCTTCTGGACATATAATCTCAGTTGTTCCTTCCTTAACACACTTATCTCCGACCTGCTTAAAACCAGCAGGACATACGACCTCTGTTTTACCATCCATTACGCAGTTATTTCCAACCTGCTTATATCCAGGAGGACATACGACAGTTTGGGCTGGAACAACTGGGTCTGTGTTTACCTGCTGATTATTATAGGCATTTATAAGTCTTCCCTGTACATTTAGAGCATCCTGCATTGATTTAACAAATTGGGCACTTGCCACTCTTGCAAGATCTACAGCATTCTTTATTTGTTCCCACTCTGCTCTGGTTTTTTCTAAAACAGTAATTGACTCTATAGATTTTTCTAGAGCAAGTTCATTAAGTCTTAAAGTTTCTCTATTTGGCTCAAGACTCTTTGTTTCAATTTCATAAATCTGATCCTGCAAATCCTTTATTTCTTTTTCAATTTGAATTCTTGTTCTTCCATCTTTGGATCTTAATTCTGAAAGTTCGTACTCCCTGGCCAAACCAAGAGCGTCTCTTTGTCTTGTTAGTGCGTCTGCTGCAGACTGTGCTCTCATATCTTGTGCAGCACGAGCAGCAGCAGCAATATCTCCAGATGTTAAAGCCTCGGCAAGTGTTAATTGACCCTTTTGTTGTTGTGCTATATAAGAGTTTGCCTTTTCAATTTCATCAAGAGCCTTTAGTCTTTCATCATATTTCTCATTTACCTTTTCTTCTTGAGTTTCAATTTCCTTTAGGCTTACCTCTTGTATTCTAATTTTTTCTTGTGTCTTTGCAATTAACTCTTCTGCTTTTCTTATTTCTTCTTTAAGAGGTTTATTCTGAACATCAAACGAAAGCCTTAACTTTGTTTCTTCTACATCAAATGCCTCCATCGCATTGCTAACACCAGTATCAAATATTTCTTGCATGCCCTCAATGGTCATTAGTTTAAGATTAAGTTCAATACGTTTTTTCTTTACCGCTAACGCCAAACCTTCTGCAAAATTTGCAGCACCAGTTAACAGGCCTTCTGTCAATCCCTGGTTGTTTATAATTGCTTCTATTTCTGCTTGATTGAATCTTCCAAGATTAGATATTAGTTTTTCGTACAAGTCAGATCTTTGCTGTATATCTTTGTTTTCTTGCTCAATAGACTGAACTGCAGCCATTCTTCTTTGTGCTTTTGTTGCCTCGTTTGCTGCCTTTATAACTTTCTTGAGTTGTTTGTCTGATAACTTATTGTTAGCAATTGCTGCAGCAGTTGAAGCATCTGCAACCATCTCCAATGCAACAGAACCATCAACTCCAGCAGCCTTTAATCTGGCAAGCGCAGCATTTTGATTTCCAATATTTTTAACCATTCTGTCTTGAGTACTAACAAAATCTCCAAGAGCGATAGACTGAAGAGCATCTCCAATGCTTTTTGCACCATCTTTTAATGCTACGATTTCTCCATTTTTAAACTTAAATAGTTTGTTCTTTTGCTTTTCAAATTCTTTTGGATCCATACCAACAATAAGTTCAATTAGGTCTTCTCCTGCACCCAGTCTTCTCATGTCATTTTCTATACCGCTGAAAACCTCAATAGTTTTTTTGCCACCAAATAACTTATTTAAAGATTTAAATGACGCATCAAAACCTTCTGTAACTTTAATCTGGTTCTTACGAACATCCCTTAACTTCTTAAGCAGATCGTCTAAAGGTGAGGACTTTGGCTTATTACCGCTTCCGCTTTTATCTCCACTGACTGGAGCGTTTGCACCTATTGAAACATTTTCGGTTACAGCCTTAAAGCCTTGCTGTTCTTTATAGTGTGCAATCATTGCAGCCTGAGATAAGCCCTTATACTGCGCTCCACCGTATGTCCTGCCACCAATTACTGTATTTTCTTTTAACCAATTCTGATAATCATCGGAAGCAACAATTTGTGGGTCTGGAACATTTATTACAGCAGCAATAGTTGTAGTATAAACTTTTTGTTGATCTTCTGTCAATGTATTAAAATATTCCTCATTAAATGCATTTGTTCCTTTAACCTCTGGAATAATCTCATATACCATTGTTGCTGTTAAATCTTTTTTGCCTTCAATTGCGTCAAGCATTTTATTTAATTGTTGATAAGCAGCATCATTTTCAGTATAATACTTTACCAACACATTTGAAGGTATTACAGCATTAAGATTATTTAACTTTACCATATTCTTAGCAAAATCTAAAGCATCGGAATCTTTTTCAAATGCCTCAACCTTAGTAATAAACTTTGTCTGAACTTCTTTATCAATTTTGTTGTCAGCAGTTAGTATGTTCTGAGCAGCGACCCCAATAGTTTCTGATGTAGCACCACTAAACTTTGTAATAATATTCATCATTTTTGGAGCAATATCTTTATTATCTGTTGCCATTTGAAGCAATTGTCTAAATACAGATGGAGGGATATCTCCACTTGCCATTTTTGCTTGAATCAAAAACTCTTGTCCGCTATCAATTGCACCAGATTTACGAAGGTTTGCGGCTTGTGTGCCAACGACATCCATATACGCAACTTCATTTGGATTGTCTTTGTATCTAGCCTTAGCAGCCTTTTTCATACCGCCCATCATTGCTTCCTGCATACCGCCAGCACTATTATATTGAGACACCATGTCTGACTGAATTTTTGCTTGGGCTGCAGTTAGTTCATTTCTTTTTCCTACTGTGCCCTTTTCTTTATCTCCTAAATATTCTTTTTCTAGTTCTAATGCTTCATTAATTTTTCCTTGAAGTCTAAGTTCTTCAATTTTCTTTTGATAATACATGTCAAGTGAGTCAAGCATTTGTTTGTTTTGCTCTAGTGCAATTTTTGAATCTACTGCATATGCTGCGCCCAATTCTCCTGCTTGCTTGGCATACTTTTTTGATTGAAGGTATCCGAATGCGGCACCCGCTGCTGCTCCAATTCCTGCGCCAACTGCTGCTCCTATAGGACCACCAATAAATGATCCTATGCCAGCACCTGCTGCTGCTCCACCCAGTGCTGACGCTCCTATACCAGCAATTTGCATTGTTTTCTGACCAGCAAGTTTGGTAATAGGACTAGCATTTTGAATATTAGAAATATTTGACTGCATCCTTTTTTGGTTTTCATTAATCATTCTCATTCTAACCTGTAAAGGATTTTTATCTAGATCTTCTCCATTTGGACCAAGAACTTTTTCCATTTGTGCAATAACTTTAAGACCTATAGTGATATCTCCTGCTTGTCTAGCAGCATTCATCGCAAGGCTTTTTGCCTGATTAATATCCATTGCTCCAGACATTACTGCAGTAGACAACTGATTGCTTAGGTCTGATGCAGCCTGCGATCCTTTGCCTGCAGCACTTTGCTTTGATAGATTTTCAGTCAAAGCCTTTCCTTCTTTTGTTTGAACAAAGGCTTCTCCATATGTTGTTTTTCCAGTTGCTGGTCCAAGCATTGAAAAAGAATTTTTTCTTCTTAGGTCCATCTGCTCTGAAGCAGTTACCTTGCCACCAAATTTTGCAATTGAATCTATTGCAGAGGTAGAGCCTCTAAACTTTTCATTTTCTTCTAAAACCTTGTTTGCTGCTTTATCAAATGCCATTCTTAGAGCCACCATAGATCCAACTGTTGCTGCAAGCCCAACTGCTAATGCTCCAAATTTATTATTAACCATTGGCAATATCATTGAAAGGCCCATTAGAGGCATCATTAGTTTCTGAAACATTTCTCCAACTGAACCTGGAATCATGGATCCTACCATTGCTATGCCAGCAACAGCCATAGCAGCCCCACCTACACCCATGCCACCCCTTGACTTTGGATTATTTGGGTCGTCTGGATTTGCCTTTGCTGCTTGTCTTGCCCTAAAAGATTCTAAAATTTTTGAAGAAGTAGACTGCATTTTTGACTTAACCCCAGTTGCACTCAGTCCCTGTTTAATATTTTTTGTCATATTTTCAGTTACAACTTTTTGTGTAACTGCAACATTTTGAGCAACAACACTTAACTTCTTTCCATCTTTTTGTAGTTGCTGTATTTTTCTTCTTAATGATTTTTGTTCTGCATCTATTGGACCATCTCCATAAAGGGCGGTTCTAGACGCTGCTGCCTTTGCTTGAGAATTTGCTTTATTAATTCTATCCTTGACTTCTTGGGAAGAAAGAGGTGCGTCTGCCTTTCCAACAATTCTAACTCCTCTTGGTCCTTGTCTAATTGATGGCGCCATTGATGCTGGAACAAGCCTTGTATCTTTTGGACCACCAGTAGATTTAAACTTCCTATTGTTTGGCTCTGACTTTATTTTTTTATTTTTTCCGTCTTCATCTTCACTAACTTCGTCAGGTTTAACCAAAATAGAACTATGCTTTTGGTGCAAGGTTTTCCAGTCTACCTTTAATCCTTCTCTAAGTCTTTCCAACATAGCAACATATTGTGACTTTAAAGGATGGTCTGCAGGCATTTTTGCAACATATGGTTCTGCATTATTTAGTTGTCTCTGAATTTCTGCCTTCATTTGACGATCATATTCGTCTGGAGTCAGATTTAGAGCAATATCTTTTGTTGCATTTGCAAACCAGTTTGGAGAATTCTTTGCCTGTTTTCCTGGAACACCCTTTAGATTTTCTTCTGCCATTTCAAGTAAAGAAGGCATTTGGGTTGCCAATGCGCCAATACCAGATGCTTTACTTAGTACTCCAGCACGACCAACATCTGCTAAAGCGTTACCGCCAAGATTACCCATCTTAAGATCATTATCGCCACGAAGATTTGCTGACACTAATTGTCTAAAATATTGTTCTTGTGTAAATGATTTAGACATTAAGTCAGCATACTTAGGATCATACTTGGACTCTAAAACAATGATCTTTCTTTTACCTTCTGGGTCTGTGGGGTCAATCATTGTTGCTATTTTTTGTTTTGGAACATCCAGCCCTTGAACTTTTCTAGCAAAATCTGTTGCTTCTTTTTCTGCAATGGCATTTAGTTCGCTCATCATAGGCTTTACAAAAACTTTTTGACCGTTTGGCTTTTCAAAAATTCCACCAACTTCTCTTACATCAAAACTTCTTCCCGTAGTTTTTGATATCTGTTTTCCAAAGTTTGTTGGCTTCTTTTGTCCAGTTTTTGTTTTTGCTGCCTCATCTGCTATAGCCTTTAAAGTTGCTTCCTGGCTTCTTGCCTTTTCCATATTTTCTTGAATTAATTCTGGTGCCGTTACTGCTCCACCACTTGTAGGCTTTTGGCTTATAACTGGAGTTGTTCCTGCTCCAAGTCGGTTCATATTTACAGTTGTGCCATCATTAAGGGTAACTGTAGAAGACTTTGTCACAACCTTGTCGGTTCTTCCTTCTCCCGTTCCAAATCCTTCCTTAATATCAAAATCTTTTATAAAACCTTTATCTTTTGCATTTTGAAGTATTCTTCTGCTTTCTTCTGGAGTGCTACCAAGACCCTTACCCATATTAAATCTGGAATCTGTTGCGTAAAGTTGTTGTGCTTTTTGATATGCCCTGTCTTCTGGATTTATATATTTTGGAACTTCATTTTTAAAGATATCATCTACTATTCTGTCATTTATATATGTGCTAGTGCTTAACTTAAATGAATCTAGAAATGCTCTATCTAGGGCTGCAGCCTGTGCTGCATTCATTCCAGATGGCTTCCACTTTTCTGGACCTCTGCGTTCCCATTCATCTATAAATTCTTGAACTGGTACCCCAGTAGTAAGGCTAGGCATTGCTTTATTCATCCACTCAGGGAAATCAAACATTAACCCATGCTTGGTTGTTGTGGTAGTAGGCAGCCCCTGAGATTTAAAGATTTGTTCCATAGCAAGAAGTTTGTTTCTTTGATCTTGTGTCATATAAGGATTATTTTTTATAATATCCTGTATTTCTTTTGGAGTGCTCTTTCCACCTACGTGAGTTTTATTGGTTACATTATTGTCTTTTTTGATTTCATCTGTACCCTTTTTAAACCCTGGAATTCTTCCGCCTGCAACCATGTGTGCGATGAACGGTTTGTTGGCTGGATCTTGTGCTGGTCCTGCTGGAATAACTGCCTCTCCAGGAGAAGCAAGAATTGGAACTATATCTCCTGCGCCCTTTGGTCCTGGAATGCTAGTAATACCATTAGAATATTTTCTGCTTTGTGGAATTCTGCCTTTACCAACTGGCCCAGCAAAACCTAACTGCGAAGCAATTGCTTTTTGATACGCTGCAGCAAGTGCATTAACTGCTGCTGCTTCTGACGTGAATGTTTGCCTAAGTTTTTGATGAACTTGGTCAAGAGACGCTGCTACAGCAGACGCCTCAAGTTGTTGCTTAGTTAAATAGTCTGTTTGATTTCCAAGTATCTGTGTTGATGTTCCAGCCCTATTAAATGAAGACTTCATTGTTGCAAATAGTTTAATTATATTTGCAAGACCGTTAGCAAGCAAACCAAATGTCATAAGTGCGATAGGACCTATTGCTCCAAGTGCCACTGTTAAAATGGTTAAAAATCTCTTGCTACCATCGCCAAGGTTATTGAATTTTTCAAGAACTTTAGAGGCAAACTCAACGATTGGAGTTAGGGCTTTTAAGAATTGCTCTCCAACTGGAGCAAGGGTTACCTTTAAATCTTCTATTGATTTCTTAAATTTGTACGTTGTAGTGTTTTCTATCTTATCTAATTCTCGCTGTGAAAGGATTGCCAACTCTTCTGTTGTTGCTCTTGTCAAACCTAAAACTCTTGCTGCCTGAGATCCTTGGGCAGTTACGTTTTGAAATAGTGTAGATAATCTTGAAAACTGGAACTTTCCAAATAGTTGCTCAATTGCTCTTGCACGATTAAGGGGATCTAGAGTATCTAGTGCTTGTGCAAATCCCACTACAGTTGCTGCGACGTCTCCCTTATTTGCTTCTACAATACCCCGAATATTAATGCCCATCTCGGCAAGCATCTTAGAGGCTTTTTCAGATGGATTAATTAATGATGCTAAACCAGACTTAAGTGCGTTAGCACCTTCTGATGCATTGATTCCACCTTCTTTCATTGCTGTTAGGAAGAATGCAAGATCCTCAACATCTCCACCCAATTGCTGAACAACTGGTCCTGCTTTTGGAATTGCAATTGTTAAATCTTCAATAGAAACAACAGTTTGGTTTTCAACTGCGTTAAGGAAGTCAATCTTTTTTGCTAAGTCTTCTGCTGCTACACCGAATGCGTTAGTAACAGAAATTGTTGTCTCAAGTGCCTGCTCCTGTTCAACTCCACCTAGAACAGCAAGCCTTGTTGCTTCTGTAACTTGTGCAGTAAGTTCTGCCCCCATCTTACCCATTGCTGCAGCGTTTGCTGCCATCTCCATAGTCTTTTCAACAGCAACACCATATTTGGTATACTCTTTTGCAAGTGTCTGTATCTGCTTAACCATTGCATCGGTTTCTTCTTGCGTAGTAAACATTTCACCGTAAACACGCTTAAACCTAATTGCCTGCTCTTCAAGTTTCATGAAGGTTTTTGCTGCAGTTGATCCAAGGAGCATTAGTGGCACTGTAAAACCAACCATCAACTGACGGCCAGCCCATTGTGTATTCTTACCAAAATTTAATAAATTAGTTGAGCCTTGCTTTAGTAATTGATTTAGTAGTTGCTGGCGTTGTGCTGCTATCTGTGTTTGGGTAGCAAGATTTTTCATGTCTAGAGTAAGAGGTCTTACCGCAATCGCTTGTAGGGCTCCATTTGCCCCACGACCCATCTTTATATACTGGGTCTGGATATCTTTTACACGCTCTCGTGCTACTTTATTTATTGTTTCAAATTCAGACTTAAAAAGTCTACCAAAAGTTTTAGTTGCTGCTCCAGTATATCTAAAATACTCTCTGGAGGTTAGTTTGTTTTTTTCTAAAGCATTAGTAAAATGCTCGGTACTTGTAGCAACCGTTCGCATGGTTGCTTGAAATTTTCCAGTAGCATTTATGCTGTTCATCAAGTTTTGTGCTTGATTTGCTGCTACCGCTGACGCTGCTGCGCCAGACTTTGACATCTGTGTATGGAAGGCTGATATTTGACGCTGTAGAAGTTTTAAACTTGCTAAAGCATCTGACGTATCAATATTTACATGAATATTGGATTGAACATCAGCCATCCATTAACACCTCTTTATTTAGTTATTTACAAGATTGCCGAGCAGAGTTGCGTCTGAAAGTCTAATTCCAGATGCCTCTTCAACGATCTTGTATACTGTAGGAAGGTCCATATTTTCTTCTAGGGCTTCCTTATCTTCCGCCAACTCTGGCTTGTATTGCTGCATTGCGATTTGTACACACTCCATAAGTAGAGTCATTGACTTTTCGTTGTCTTCCGCTACTTTAGCGATATCTTCAAACTTCTTCATAAACGGACGAAGTAGTGAGATCTTTAATGGTCTTACCTTGATCTTTGTTCCATCGATGAGAGTTACTGTCTTTTCTTCCGTGGCAGTTGCCATTTATTCCTCCTTATAAGGTTAAAGTTAATTATACCATAGCGGAGTCTATTTTTTTTGCTATTCTATAACCTCATAAGTTAGGCCCATCCCTATTCCAAAACCAGCCCTCTCTGCATTTTTACCCTGTAGGGCAAGGATGTCATTTCCATTTTCTGCCTTTCCTTTACTAAATACTCTAGCCTTCATGTCTTCCCAGGCATTACTATTTCCAGAGTTTTTGTCAATATCTACTCCCTGCATAGCAGCAGCAAACTTCTTATCGTTATAATCCAAATCTCTTTTTGCCTTAATAGTTGCGGTTAGTTCTGGCATTGATAAAGACTGCTCAAGTTCTTCATAATCTTTCCAAATCCCTATAAGAAATGCTTCTGCTTCTAGTTTTGCTAAATCTAGAGTTTCCCAAGAAGATCCGCTATCTACTGCTTGAGACTTTACTGGCTCTTCTGACTTTTGATTAATCTTAATACCTGCTGCAATATCAATAACTTGATATATTGTTGGCAAATCTAAATTATCTTCAAGGTCTTCAACTGTTTTTATATGCGGAGCATACTGCCTCATTGCTATAAGAGCACAGACTACTAAAATAGATATTGATTCGTCATCTGTTTTTGCTGACTTTATTGTTTCAAATTTTGTTAAAAATTCTCTAAGATATTTTATTTTTAATGGGGCAGCCTCAATAACAGTTCCATCAATAAGAGAAAAATTTTTCTTTTCGTATACGCTTGTTGCCATTATATAAGTATACCAAATGGAAAAGCCCAGACCTTGTGAGTCTGGGCCAATCCTATTAAGTTGTATTATAGAGAACGATCTACGATTTTACCGTATGATGCGTCATCGTTTGGAAGGAGACGGAATGAAACTTCAAACATTGAAGCCTCATCACGCTTTGCTGATACTGTAACATTCTCAATTGAGAGTGCACGGTATGCAACATAGATTCTTTCCTTTGGCTCGTTAGAAGAACCAGATCCTGGTCCTACTGCTACGAGTCCACGCTCTAGTGGAACGTCACCAATGTCACCTGCGGACATCTTTAGTGTCTCTAGGTCTCCACTGATTACCTTATCTGTATCATCTGCTGCAATTGCAACTAGAAGATTTTCTAGGGTTGCCTCTGCGAATGATGTATTTAGATTAACTGTCATACCTTGCTTGAATAGACGAGCAACGTCGAGAAGTTGATCTACTGCTACTTCACCGAAATCTGGCTGGAAAGCGAGTTCCAAACCATTTGATGTATATCCTATGTTTCTGTATGCTTCGTCGTCTGACAAAGTTTCCTTGTAGGATACTGCTGGGGATGCGGTCATTGATGGAAGATCGATACCTGCTTGAGTATCAGTAATCTTACCAGTTGCTGAGTCGTATCCGATTGGACCTGCATTATGCGTAAAAAGTGCTGCTGCACCCACGATAATGTTACTACTTGAACCACGGCTGTATGCCATATATTCTCACCTCTTTCATTTTATTAAAAGGGGGTTTGTTTCCTCACCATAATTATACAGCCTTTTTATGAGGGGTTTATATCCCAAACCAATTTGTTATCATCTGTCTTTATACAAATAAGACTACCTTTTACAACACCCTGCTTCTCACATGGACCACCCAAGTACACATCTAGTGGGTGCCAGTCGTAGTCGATAATGATCTTATTCCCCGCATAGGTACGGGCTGTACCGAAATCTACGATATCCCTGGTTTCTTCTAGTTGATAGATTTTAAAGTTGTGGAAAAAACATGGCTTAGATTCTGCGCTCCAATCTCCTTGGTTTGCTGCTGCCCATTCATTTAAATCTTTTGCCGAATCGTCTGCATAATCTAAAAGGTCATTTACCTGCTGCTGAGTAATTATCATCTTCTTTTGTGCGTCATCGCCAGTGGCATAAAAATAGTACAAAAGTTGTTCGCACTTTATGTATGGAAATGGTACTCTTCTCATTTTAAACATTCTGTCATACACAGCAAAAACTCCATTGCTGTCTGGAAATGTCTCAGTTAACGCATCTATTTGTGTTGGAAGCGTTGGGAAAAAATATGCGGCCCCGCTAAATCCAGGCATATCTAGTTTTGATGCAAGATATTTATTGATAATTGTAGGTGGATGATGAATTAATGCTGTCACTGAATACCAACTCCTGCATTAGCAATCCAACGGTAGCCTGTTGACAAACCTTTAGATCTGCCCAGTCTTTTACCTGCTGCCATATCTTTTCTATATACCACTGGATTTTCAAGATACCTAGCAATACCGCTTACTCTTAAAAATGCTTGAGAAAAATATCTATTAAAGAACATATCAAATACCTTTTCAAATCCACCTTGAACTTCTGTTCCTCCAGGATTGTCTACCCTTACTTCGTTTTTTGTAAACACTGTTTCTCCGTTATCCTCAAATGCTAAAGCCTGTGCAACTCTTGGTCTGATAACAACTGGAATGCCTTCTTCCATGATTCTTGCCTTATCATAAAACGGAGTCCTCGACCCATTCTTTATTGAGGTAGATTGACGAAATGACGACCTAAATGACAAACCTAAATTACTGGTTGTATATGATATATCATATAATCTTGCACTAGGGCTGCCTGTCTGATTCCATTCATAAACATGATGCAGCATATCTGGATTAACTCTAGCATTAGAATCTATAAACTCTTTCATTAGTTCTACTGTTTCTAATCCTACTGTTTTTAGGAATATGGTTTTGCCTCTTTGTATTCCCTCCAAAAATCCCATAGAGTAGTCTACAATATTGCTCATTTCTTTTTTAAATTGTGCAGAATTAAATACGGCTCTCATACATCACCCGTTTGATTTTCTGACCTTCTTATTACAACCCTATAAGAGTCTACAGTTCCAAATGGCCCCATAAATGGCTCATATGTTGCTATTTCAAACAGCGTTCCCTTGCCAGATCTTGGCCCAGATGTTTCTAAATAAATAAGGTTTCCCTCTTGATCTTTTACATCAGTTATCAGTATATTTGTTAAAGAGTTTTTAGAATCTCTAGACGACATTCTTATGTCTGATTTTACTCTACCAACTAGGATTGAATGCTGAGTTATATTAACATTTGGCTTAACCTCTTCTTTAAAAGCAGTTCCGCCAGAACTAAAGTTACATGCAATAACCCTATCCAAAACCCATTGCTTTTTTATTGCTCCAAAGTCGCCTTGCTCAACGATTGGATGATATAAAGATGCCTGCATTGGAAACATAAAGTCTGGAGTTTCGCATACTGTCATTACAACACCCCAAGTTTTGTAATAGACTTAGTATACTTTGAAAGTATCTTGTCTACAAGTATATTTCCCGTTCCCTCGAAAAGACCTTTGTCAAACTGAATTCTATACTGATCTGTATTGTACGAAGAAATGAATCTCTTATAATAGTCTAACTTTCCACAGTCTATGTCGTGAACAAGCATCTCAGTTGCTTTTACGATATCTGATGGCACATTGGAGTAGCCATACTCAACTGTTATTCTATAATCCCAGGTTTTACCAAATCCTCTGTAAATAAATTGTGGATCAAGAGAGTCTGAAGACGCTGCTGGTAGAACAAGTGGGGCTGACTCTGCACGATTAATATTGTCTGTTGACTTTTCAACAATTGCTGTTTTATCAGATGTTACTTCGTATTCTCTATCTGTTACTAACTTATTATTTTCATAAACCGATAAAACCTTTTTTACATCATCCCAGATAGGCAAATAGTCTGATCCAGTTCCTGTAAAATTCAAAACTTTTTTCTTGTAATAAAAACCTTCTCCAACAATTGAGTCAATTATTGCTCTTGCCACTCCCTCATTGTCTGCATATGCAGCAATATCAGAAGCAGTGCTTCCCTTTGTAGATGGGTCTACATATGGTCTAGTCACCTCATATGTATCATCAATAATAACATCATCTATAATTTTTACTTCTACTCTATACTCAGAGTCATACCTTCCAGGAAGGTTTATGGTTAGAGTGTCCCCTGTAGAAAGTTCTGGAAATTCTAGCGTAGATACAGAAAGGTCCGCCATATCAGTTACTAAAACAGTTACATCTTCATCTACAATAGATGAAGGAATAGTGTAAGTAACTGGTATATCTGCGTATGGCGGAACTCTCAATATCTCCATACTATACTACCCTAAAACCTTTTTTACTTCTTCGGGTGTTGCAATACGGACGTGTGAGCGTGTTAGCCACTTATCTGCTTGCTCTTTTGTTACAATATTGTAACCTCTGTAAAGTGTTCCAACTTCTTCCCAACGAACATTCTTTGTTGAGTAAATGGCCACCTTATCTCCATCCTTATGTGCTGGCTTAATGGTCTTCTTTGGACCGTCTGCTGCCATAGATCCAATAGCACCTGTATTTGTAAATCCTAATGCCTGAACTGGTTCTTCAACTGGCTTTGGGGCTTCTACAACAACTGGCTCTGCTACAGGCTCTGCAACTGGTTCTACCACAGGCTCTGCAACTGGTTCTGCTGGTGTTTCAACAACAATAGGCTCTGGTGCATCTTCTGCTACGAATGGCTTGTTATATTCATTATTTTCCATAATATCCTCCTTGTTTGTATTATATCACTAAAGTATTAAGGGGGACAGGAGAGTGAACTCCCGCCCCCCATAAAAGGTTACTTCTACAGATTACTCATCTGCTGAAGCGTCAGCGAATG